CGTGCCTCGACCGCACATCATCATGAACGGTGTCTCGGTCGGGCTGATGTTGTAGATGATGTCCGAGAGATCTTCTCTCTGACCGATTGCAGCGTCTCCGGCTCCGGCAATCGTCTGGTACGTGTTTGTTGAGATACCCATTACAGATGCTCCTCAAAAAGTCGCGCAGCGTCCGCTTCGTCGCCCGTTTGCTTCAGGCGCTCTAGCTTCTTCTGTGACTGTTTTTTCGAATCTACTGATGTGTCCCTCCGGGCACTGGACCGAAGGACACCCTTCGGTTTCGGTAGATTTCGAAGTTTTGCCATCTTTTTGGGGGTCTGATTTTTGAGCTTTCGGTACTGCGCTGCTTCCCATGCGATCAACAACTGCCTGTGATCAGTCAGCCCATTGATCTCCTGAGTGGAAAGTCCCATTTCTGTCAGGTACGCGTTCGTATCGGCCATCGCTTCGGAGGCTACGGTCGGATTCGCCCACTCCGGCTTTTTCGCGTGAAGGCTCTTGATCTCGTTGGCCCGAACGACGGCGTAGTTCTGCTTCGCCTCTTCCGACCGCTCACCTTCGATGCCACGCATCTTGTCGATCGCTCGCTGAATCACCTGACCGTGTTCAGCCTGCTTGTTCTTCATGAGCAGATACTGTTGCGGATCCTCCAGTTCCAACTGTTTCCAGTTGATCCCGTTGAATTCCGCGCTGGTCATGTCGAGCAACACCTGGGCCTGCATCGCAAGTTCTTTCACTTGCTCATCAGTCTTTGCGCGCATGTTCGCCGCTTCTTGTGCGACTGCAGCCTTCTGCGCGACGAGTTCGTTCAGGGTCAGTTCGGCGGCAGGGCTGGTGCGGAAACTGTCGATTACCCTGGCGAGCGAAACGGGATTGCCGTCCGCGCCTTCCACTTCCAGGTGATTGAGGAGTTCGGTCTCGTCGACTTCGAACATCTTGGCGAGGTCCGACATCGTGCGGACTTCTTCGTCGCCAACTTCCGCCGCTTCTACGGTGGGTTCTTCTCCGCCTTCGGCTACTTCGCCCTCTTCGCCTTCGGCTGCGATGGGCTCTTCTTCTTCGCCCTCGCCATCTTCGGCAAGCTCGACCTTGGGCTCTTCTTCTTTGGTTTCCTGAGTTTCCTGAGTTTCTTCGGGGGAAGGTTCTACGTCGTCCAACACACCTTCAAGACGACTGAGTATATCCAGATCCGGCGCGCCCGTCGGGACTGCCATCCCACTCCATGTGCTTTCGTTCCCGCTCTGCGTTGTCTTCGCGCTGCGCAAGCGCTACGGAGGCCATCTTTCCGGTTTCAATATGGTGTGTCAAGTGCTTCCTGAACACCTTCGCTGCGCATAGCATTCGATACGCTTCTTCGCGTACATCCTGCCTACTCAACGCAGAGTTCTCTATCTCGTCTCTGAAGTGCTGCTCGATCGAGTTAAGTGCTTCAATTAGAAGCGTATTTTGCATGAGAGAAGACGCGCTGCTGCCTCGGGAGATTTCGACCTCTTCGTCAACCATGGATATGCTTGCTTACCCCTTGTCTTTTTTCATCAATCGTCGCTTTCGTTGCCACCATCATCGCGTTCTTTCGCGAGTTCTTTGTTCGACTCGATCTGCGCGATCGCGATCTTCTCTGAAGACTTGATGCGCTCCCGCTCCAACTCCAGCTTCTCCCGCATCTCCAGCACGCGGAATTCTGCCATCGCCTTCGCCTGGGCCATCTCCAGTTGCAGCTTCTTGGCATCGAGCTGTAGTTGCTTCGCGTTGTCGGATGCGCGCCGCTTCGTCTCGGCCAGCTTCACCTGATCCTTGCCGTCAGGCTGCGGCGGCGGGGGCGGCTTGCCCTTCGGATCGTCGAAGTACAGCTCCGGGTTCGGAAGCTGCATCGACTCGGCGAGCTTCACGCCCGTTCGATAAACGGTATCTGCCGATACGACGTTGCCGAGTCCAGCCATCTTGGCCTGCGCCTGTACCTGTAGAAGTTGCATCAGGTACTGAATTCGCTCTCCAGCCTGACCTACGCCGAGGCCCACTTCGATCTCGACGTCCATGTCGGTGTTCCAGGTCGACGGGTCGACTTCCACCCACTCGCCCTGCATCCGAATGACCCGATCCTTGACCGGGTTCTCGACCATCAGCTTCAGTTGCTTCTTGAACAGATCCTTCACGCCCGTTTCGGCGAAGATGCGAGCGATCAACTCCACCCGCGCATAGGCCGCACTCATGACCTGGGACACGCCCGTAGCCGTCTGATTTCGGAATGTGGACGCGTCCAGGCCCTGATTGTGCATCCCGGCACCCGTCCGCATCTGACGCGTGTTTTCCAGGAACTCCATCAGCCCAAACGAGGACTGATTGAAGGGCGAAGTTGGGAGAGGGTTGACCATCCCCGGCGCAGTGACCCGAACGACACCGCCCGGTCGTGAAGTCAGGAGATCATCAATCTCAACGGCCCCCTCCACAACCTCATACCTGCCATTATTGACCAGATACATATTGTCGAGCATCTGCCGGAGCAGCGTCGATCGGATGAGCTGAAGGTCCGAGACCTGATCAGCGATCGAGAGGCCGTGGAACTTGTGCGGCATCGGGATGGGCGTGATCGAAGAGAAGGGTTGCCAGTTGATCTCCTGGTCGTCCAGGATCACGATCGAGTTCTCGCCCACTACCAGGATCTTCCGAAGCTCCGCATACCCATCGCCGTCTTCGTCGATGCGCATGTAGCATTCAGTGACCCAAATATCCCGACTCGCAGGGTCGGTCCGTTCGGCGGTTGTAACGGGGAACGTCTCGTCCTGCGTCAAGCGCTCCGTACGACCCTGCGAGTATTCGGGCATGTCGTCTGAGGGGAGATTCTCGACGACTTCCCGTGGGTGTCCAAGCGCGATCAGATCGGAGACCGTCATCTTCTTGCGATGCGCGGTGAACGCAGACCGGTCATCCAGCTTGATCGTGCGGCGTGAGATCAGGAATTCTTCGGGCGGAACCGGGTCAATCTTTATCTCGACCACGGTGGTCTGCTGCCTGACGATCACGTCATGCAGCATCACCATGTTGGGCTGGCCCGTCTCTGGGTTCACGCCCATCTGGATCTCGCCGCGCTCTTCGTGTGCGATGGGCTCCATACGCCCATCCTTCAGGAGCATCGTCACGCCTTCTTCGGTCAGCCCCTTGTAGGTTTCGACCTTCGGCTCGTAGCGCTCTTCGCAGTACGATTTGACGATGCCGTTCTTTTCGAGCAGGGCATCCTTGAACCAGTTGTGAAGGAGTTCGAACCCGTCCTGTTCGGAGCGGAATTTCTTGTTGATGTACTCGGTGGCCTGCTTCGCTCCCTCTTCATCCTCGGGACGACGCGGGACATAGCGTGCCGTGTACGTGCCGCCTGTGAACATGCGCATCAGGGATGGCATGATCCACTCGATCGTGTCGGCGACGTCGGTGAGGATGACCTTCGAGCGGCCTTCCACCTCGTTGCCGAACTCGCGACCGTAGTAGTAGCGGAGCGCCTGTCTTCGCTCTTCGGAGATCTGCGAACCCAGACCTCCGATGGAATCGGCGATCTCTTGCTGAACGGTGGATTTGATCTCGTCTTCGGTGAGCGGGAGTATCTCTCGCGTAGGTTCGAACGGTTCCGGCTCTATGGATTCTTCGTAAATGACCGGCAAGGTCATGTCTTACGCCCCCTTCGGGTTCTGCCCGATCTCCAGATTTGCCAATGAATCTGGCAACTTCACATGGGGGACTTCAGCGCCGCTACTGGTAGTTCGACCTTCTCGCTCTATGGCCGCGAGGGATTTCAGCAGAAGATTGACCGTTTTTGCCAGTTTGTCCACCCTGGCATTGAGCATGTCGAGCGCAACTCGGTTCTCGTTCGCCATCGCGGCGGTTCTGAGTGACATGGGATCTCCTAAACGATTGCCATCGGTGGGTAAAGGATGTCCCGTTCCCTTCTGAATTCACGGAGTCCCACAGCCAGCGTGCGCAACGCGTCTGCGGGATGAGATGCCCAGTTATGCAGGGGCTTGTCGCGGAAGATGGCTTCGCCGCCCATCCCTTCTTCGTCCAAAATTCGCTCTTTGGTGTACTGACGCAGCCCTTCGATACCGGTTGCGCACAGTTCTTCGTTGATCCAGACCTTCGGCAGCAAGAACCTCACCGCATTGATTCCGTCTGCGAGTGGCAACTTCGGCACCACCCGCATGTTCAGTCCGAGTTTTCTTGCAACCTCAATCCGACTTTTGCCAGTGCCCAGTTCGCGTACCGTTGCATCGTGAGGAACCAGATGCTCCTTGTAGGTGTACGGCTTTTCACTGAGAACCTTCGCGTAATGGTCGAGCCCCACACCGGAGCTTTGGTAGTAGTCGATGAGTCGGTGTTCGTGCCCGACGAGTTGGTGGAACCAGATGCACGTTGCGTCGGCAACTCCGAGGTCCCAAGCGGTTGTAACCGGTCTTTCAGGCTCATGGGGTACGATTCCTATGCGTTTCTTCTCCATCATTCCACTCAGTAGGTCGCCGTAATAGGCACCCACCAGCGGTGCATCGAACGAGCAGTAGAACTCCTGCTGGATCAGTTCTTCCGGCATTCCAGCCTTCCGCTCGTCTTCCACGGCTTCCATTGTGATCGAATGCGTCATTTCGACAGTCAGCTTTTCCGCGAACCATCCTTCGGTCTGTTCTGCCATTTTGAATGTCCGGTAGCCGTGGTTCCGACCCCTGGGCGTGTATATGAAAACGACCCATCCACCGTTTTCAGCAAGAATCGGTCGTAGATACTCCCAAACCCTTGGTGGCATAACAGACCATTCTGAGAAGATGATCCCCACTGGATTGGCTCCGATGAGTCTATCGGGCTCTTCGGCACCAATGACTTGGTAGACCGAACCGTTGGTGAACCACATGGCCATTTCGTCGTCGCGTTTTCGGGTGATGATGCTTCCGGGTCCGACGTCAGCGGCGTTAGGAAAGTGATCCAGGAAGGCCCGACCGTCACGCGTACGCCCCTCCCAGACCACTTTGCGACCCTGACGGTAAGTTGGGAGGATGTGCCAGTACAGTCCGACGCGCTGAAAGATTTGTGTCGCGCACCAGTTGATAGCGAAAAGATCCTTCCCAGCTCTTCGATGCCATACGAGCGCCGCTCTCTTCGTACCCGCTTCAAGCGCCTCCCACGCGGGGGTTTGATAGTCTCGCGGCTTCCACTCATAAGGAAGTGTTATCTCCATATTAGATAGATCACCGAGAAGCAGAACACGGCAAGGATCATCAGCTTCGGGATGCTGATCCTCTCTTTCTCGTAAGGACGGTACTCGATGAACGAACCGGGTTCCATCAACTTACCCAAGTTGAGATCGGCCTTACGCACGATCACGTAGTCAGAGTCTGCGCCCATGGCGTCTTTCATAGCTTCTCTTCGTCGATCTTGTGGTCGCCACACCAGTCGGCTTTGAACATGACCGGCCAGCCATTCAAAGTGGGTGATCGCCTCCGACATCGACCCAGGCCCGCTTCCTGTTCGGATTCCCCAATCGTTCGTTTCCGGACGTAGTACATGCACGTCCCGCAACTCATGTGCTTGCTTCGATGGACCCACTGATCTTCGGGTTCCATAGTGATGGTGGTTTTCTGTTCGGTGCCCTTTTGATGGCCCATTATGAATGCACCCCGCTCTCTTCCGTCTCAGTGGTCGCTTCGTTGCAAGCGATGGTCTGATTGACCGCCATCGAACACTCCCGCAGCATTCGAAGCGCTGCGGTCTGGTCAGGACAGGCCGGGGTCAAGTCCGTGATGAGCAAAGCGAGTACCTTGAATTGCTCTCGCAGAGTCGTGTAACGAAGTTGCTGTCGTTGTGTCGGCTTGTGGTAGCTGAACCAATTCGCAATATCGACATCTGTTGCCATGGGGGACTTCTCCTGTTAGAAAGGCATCTCTTCGAGTGTCATGCACGGGCAGTCGTCGGGGCATCCTTCCTGCGCTTCATCTTGCTGCAGATCCCGGAAGTATTTCTCTGCATTCCCCATCTCACCAGGGTCTGTTCCTGCACCCATGCAATCAGCTCTGTCCACTTCGTCGCGAAGCGGCGATGACGGATCAAATTCACCGGTTGCAACGCTGTCTCCCTCACCCAGCATTCGCATAACGCGACCGAAGAAGTCGGCGAACTCCACTTCGACGTTCCCGGATGTATCTGGGTGATTCTTCATGAATTCGATGACTTCATCGAGTGTGACAGTGATGGGTGTGAGTTCGCCGGTCGGTGAGCAGAACTCGATCCGACCGGGGCTTACATTCGCTTCCGTCATCCCGTCCATGAGTGATTCCCAGGGGCCAGGACACGCGGCTATCACTTGCCTCTGTACTTCGTTCGGGTTGTCTTCTGTCATGCAGGATTCTCCATTTGCTGTTCGGGTTTGTGTTTCGCAACGATCTGGGATGCGGCCACGATCAGCCGTTCGGGCATCGCCAGTGCGTTGGCCTTCCGGCACGCCGCGATGGAGTCTGCGAGCAGGCCGTAAGCGGCTGTAGCGGTGGGGACGTCCCAGCTTTTGCCGAGAAGCTCCATCACTTCGTATTCGGTTTCGGTCACAGAGACGCGCAGAATCTTGTTGCGAACCGTGTCTTTCAGCTTGGGCGGTCGCCCGGATCCTGCTCGCGGTCCACCTTTCACTTCTTCGCCTCCTCGATCTGGGCAGCGAGTTCCTTGGCTTCGATCACATCCATCAGTTCGTCTCCCTGATGGGTGAGACTCTCCACCGTACCCGTGGACAGCTTGAGGATGTTGATCGTCAAACCGGCCTGCTGCTTCGTCACGCCACCGTCATCGGCACGCGAATCGGGCCTCCCCCAGCCTTGGGAGAGGATGTCGGTTGCGCATTGCCGCTTCACGCCGGGGGGCGTCCTCGGCCCCTTCATGAGTTTCACCAGCGTTTTGATGGCATCGCCCGTGTATTTGCGTGCCATATCGCGGACTTCAGCCTTGGAGCCTTCCTTAAAGGCGTCCATGACCTCCACGTCGGTCACTGACCTTGCAGTTTTCATGCCTACAGCCGTGTACGTCGAAGTTTGATCACCGCGTAGTACCAAGCGGAGGTGTCTTTGATTCGGTTGAGCCAGCCGCCCAGATTCTTGCCATTGCGGGCGGGATTCACGGCGGCGAGCCAGTTGTAACGCGCCTCCCGGCCTGAGAAATAGTCACGGATCAGCGCTTCCTCGCTCTTGGCGCGAAGCGCGATCGCCATCGCAGCGCGGGTAATCGGACCCCAGCCCCCATCGACTTGCTCGTTAATCAGCCCAAATGCCATCTGGAGCGCTCGCGTGGCGTTGCTGCCCGCGTTGATCAGCCCCTCCATGTAAACGGCGCGCAATTCGCGGTGAGAGTTGGGGACATTCTTGGCTGTAGGCCAGAACAACGGGTGGCCCTTGTAGAACTCGACCGCACCCTCTCGCGTGAGATTGGCCACATCCACGCTGGGGTGCTTGGTCTGGTCGACGCCCCACTTCGTTACGTTCCCATTCGGGTCCCGGTGCGGATTACCGTTTAAGGTGTCGTCTTGGATCTCGTACGCGAGCCCCATACCCAACGCTTCGTCGAAGCCGGGTTCGGAAGGCGTATTCGAAATCGGGATGACGTGTGAACCGTTGATAGGCAGACGGAAAAAAGCCGGAGGCGGGACGGGCTCTACGAACTCGGGGGGCGGCTGGCCAGGATCGGTGAATCGCTCACCGCGCTGGACCGAGCCGATGGAGGAGTCGGAAAGGGGGGTGCCCGCCCCCGGCTCTACGAGACCGGCTGCTTCATCAAGCGACTTCGGGCGATCGGGGGGCTTCGCCATCAGTTACCTCGTTCGCGATGAGTGCGCTTCTTCCATCTTCCCCTGGCCCTCTACGTTCGGACCGGGATCGTCAAACTTGATTCCGCGACTCATCTCACCGTACATCGTCGCCTCACACGAAGGCGTCTTCTCCGTCTCGACGTTCGGTTGCGTCCCTTCCGGATCGGTCAACCCCTTGCACTGGCGACTCTTTATCTGCGTGTGCTGTTCCACAATCCCCTCCGAATAGTGTGCGGGGAGGCCGACGGGAACGGAATGTCGGCACCCCCCAACACAAGGCCCACTGCGCGCTGCGAACGTACCTCAAATTGAAATATCCGCTAATCTAAGCTCGCCTGTAGGAAGGATGGGGGTCTTTGTCCTATTCAGCAGAACGATGGGAAATTCTCAGAGCCATCGGATACCCGAAGCAGCCCATGTGCGTGCGCTGCGGCGTCACCATCAGGCCCGTACTCGTCGCGGACCACAAAAACGGCGACGGGTACACCATCCGTAAGCCCAACAAGAAAACCGGAATGGAAACAGGGTGGAAGCGCCACTACGAGGCGCTCAAAGCCGCCCGCAACGGAACCGCCCAGGTGATCTATCAGGTTCTCTGCCAGAACTGCAATATCATGAAAAAGGGCCAGAACGGT